ACATCCGCAGGTAGTTCAAGGTATCTATCCCTGACTTCCCATTTTGTACCACTAGCTAGAGTGGTTGTTGTGTTTTGTGTTTCAAATTTTGTCTCATCAGCAGCAGTGAATAAATGCTTCATATAAGCAAGTTCAGTACCATCGTAGTGTCTCATACGATAATACTGGAGTGCGTCATCTATTGAATCCTCTATTTGATCATCGTCAACATTGATTTCTAGTACTGGGAAACCTAACTTTCTAAGACAGTAATCTTTGAGTTCAGCTCTACTGGCAGGTTCTGCCATAACATCTACCTACAATTTTCCTAGATGTATTTATATGAAAGTAGAAATAAACGCAAGTCCAATTAACCAAGCACAGAGACCACCTAGAACTTTATAATATTTTTTAATAGGTGTACCGAAGTATTGTTGACCGATCATCAAACATTTATGTGCTGGTGATAGTAAGTAACCTGAGTATTCAGTTGCTAAGAACCACACCAAATACTGTTGACCAAATATTAACACTAATGCAGAAGTCATACCTGCATACTTACCTGACGACCCCATAACCCATGCTGCAAGTGCTCCTACTATGGTTACAGGTATGATCATCTCTGGTGTTGCTGATTGAAGATATGCCATGACAGGTGCTTTGATGAGACCTACAACACCACCTAGTGCTAAAACTAATGTAGATATGATTGCAAATTGTTTGTTGATATACTTACCCCAGTTCCAATCTTTACACAACCATGCGTAGTAACAACACATAGCACCAAACCAAGGGAAGAAAAATATAGCACCTGCTTTACCTACACATAACAAAAACCATAGTGTTGCTATAAATGGTGCCCATCCTTTTAATGCTCTTTTCCAATCAAACTGACTTATGTTACTCATGTCAGGCAAGACACTTCTAGGATCTACCTTAGTAAAAATATACCACCATGTATACCCAAGGCATACAAGTAGAAAAGGAAAAGTATAATTCAACATCTCCCCATATGTTATACCTAGTGCTGCCATAGGAAGAATGATTGTCTTCTCTAATGGTGACCACCAATAGTAATGATGTGTGGAAAGATAATCTATAATACCAAACTCACTTCTTTTTCGTTTATCTGGAGGTGCAATAGCATCCAGTAATGGTGCTGACAATGCAACTCTACCTGGTATTGGTAAGACTCCTCCTATCACTGATGTAATAATAATCATGATGCGAGCGTCTTTTATGTATCTCTTTGCTAGAGAATAAACATCATCTAGTACATGATACTGTCTAATGTATCCTCCTATTATCATAATACCAAAGATGTAACCCATGTAGAGTTCTTTTTGCAATATTGATTCAAATACCTGTAACATAATTAAAATTAATAACCATTCTAAAAGGAGCGTTTGTGCAGGTAGTACCTGCGTGTCTCATAGTATGAGGAAATGTGACAAATCTATTCATAACAGATTCAACTTTAGTTCCATCCTCAAAAAGTGTGTATCCATCATTAGTATTCATATAGAGTATAGATGTTCTAACACAATCTGGAGTATCTTCATCCTCTACATCAATATGCATTCCACCTTCCATAATTCCTTTTGTAGATAATGATAAATTTGCTTTGATTCTTATCAAAGCAACTGGGTCTAGTTTTTCTAATACGGGAGTCAATAAGGGAAATGTACGTGCATGATTTTGATGTGCACGATAAAAAATATGACATAATTGCATATTGCCAACCAATTCTTCAGTAGTATATGGATCGTATAGATGACTTGTTTTGTTTATAATAGTACCCAAATGCCAATCAAATGAAAATTCTTTCATTTGATTAAACATATTAAAAAATCCTTGTTCTGGTAAGTAATTGTCAACTATGTCAATCATTTTTGTAATAATAAAATGTATATACCATTCCACCAAGATGAATAATCTTCTGGAATGTCTGTGAGTATCTTTTTTTCAAAGATAACTTTTAATTTTTTGTGTTTAACAAAATCTTCTACTGATTCTACCACACCTTCCATGTTAGCATCATCTACCATCAATATAAACTCGTCATCAAAAAACTGTAACAAATGACTCAAGTTTTTATACTGTTGAATTGGATCATGATCTGCGTCATAGAATATAGCATTACATTTTTCTGGTAAAGTTGCATCAATAATTTTTCCTTCAAACAATTCAAAATCATATCTTTTATCTGGCCACCAAGGTGGATTTAAAAATGCTTTCTTAGGATCTTTATGTTCATTAAATGAAATATCATCTCTCCAAGGAACATATGCTTTTTCAAAATCATCAACTGCATATCCCTTAGTATTATTATTTTGTAGTGCAGAATAAAAAGTTCCTCCTGCATAAACTCCTACTTCTAGATACTTAGTATCTTGATAAGAACATATATTGTTTAAAAAATTTCTAGTAATATCAGAAGTTAGTGATTCTATGTAAACTCCAGTATAGTTACTTTCTAATTTTTCTGCTTTATCAATAGAATCTATAATAAATTGTACTTTAGGATTTACTTTATTATTACCTTTACCAGATTTATATACTAGATCACAGTAATTACACTTCCAACAATTAAATTGACATGTCTTTATCTTTTCTCTCCATACATCAATAGGTCTTTCTTTAATATCTACATCTTCAATGTATTCTCTATACTGAGGAAATAATGTTTTTTTATCTAATCTCCATCTATTAATAATATCCATAGTTTCTGAAAGTCTAGTCATAGACTCTCTCCCATGCATCTTGAATACATCTATACCAAGATCAAGGAATTCTTCCCAATCACTTTTCCAAGGAGGTAGATTTGCTGCCTTAAGTGCAGCTGCACCATCAAGTGCATCCCATTTACTACAACTAACTCTACTGATTCTACTATTAAAATATTGAGGGATATCACCACCCCTAGTATTATTGTAATGATAGTGTTCTGGCATGATAGGACAGTTACCCCAACACCCTTCATTAGTTAATAAAGATAATTTAATAGGATATCCTTGCTCTGCACAATATTCTTTTGCTTCTTTAATTTCTAATAATCTATTTCTATCACGCATCAAATCTCTATCAAGATTGATGTAATGGAAACCTGCCTTTGCAAGTTCAACTACCTCATTAGGTCTTGTTACTTCTCTAAGAATAGTATTCTTGATATACAAATCAGGATATTCTTTTTGTATTTCACCAGTCATCACCCATGATGTATGAGGTAAAGTAACTATTCTAATACCTAAATCATATAATTCTTTGAAGTTAGTAATCCATGTTTTTAAATTTCTTTCATCTGGACGAACATATATGTTATTAAAAGTTGCTGATATAGGAATTCCACTTTCATCACTTAACCATTGTGCCATTCCAATTACATCCATTTCCATCTCTTGAGACATGAAAACTTCACCCATAGCATCTTGAGTAAAAGGTGGCATTCTACAGGTAAAATATAAATCAAATATATAATCTTTGTTTATTTTTAGAAAATCTAAAAATTTTGTTTCAATAAATTGTGGATTAAATTTTGGATTTATCGGCAGGCTAAAAACCTTATTCATTACTAGATTGATCTGTCAATAGTTTACTTCTAGTACTAGTATCTTTATCAAGGTATTTAATTTCTGATTCTGATTGTTCTCTTAAACGATCAATTCCAGATGCAACAACACCACTATATCTCATTGCAGCATTAAGCACTTTTTCTTGATGTTCTACTGGCATTTGAAGAATAGATTCTACATTTCCTGCATTAATTGTTCCAGTAGAAATCATATCAACAGCAGATTGTTTTGCCATTCTAGCAATCCAATACTTGTCCTCTTCTTGTTTATTACCTTGTAATGATTTTAAAATTTCTTCTTCATTGTCACCACATTCTTCTTTGATATAATCTAAAAAATAACCTTGTTCTTGATAACCTTGAAGAAGTTTCTTTTCCCATACTAACGAATCCAATACTTCCATATCAATTTCACATTGTATTAATTCTTTTTTCAAAGGATCAGGTTCTTCTTCCTGATTTCTTTTCAATAGTTGGATTTGAACTTGACCTTTTCTATGATTAATTTTTATTTTTTCTATAGCTTGTTCTCTTTGAGCTACTTCCATACAAGCTTGTTTAATAGCAGCATATTTTGTAGGTTGCTGTTCTAAAACATAATTACGACATTGATATTCTGTTTGACCAAAGGGAGTGTGTCTTGAGTGATCAATTATCCATTCATCAAGTTCGTTTCTCTTAGAGGAAAGACGGCTTGTCTCTTGACGCATCAAATTTTCTGGTTTTTCCATCGCTTTCATATAAATTCAAATCTAGTGCATCTTTTCTGGGAAGTTCTGTCCCAAAATAGTTTTCATATATTATATTTATCTGTGTTATACTACCACTATTTTCAATATCTGTCAATAATGTTGAGTTGTATGGATCACCTTCCCCTTCGTCAATCGCAAATTGAGTTAATAGTTTAGCATGTTGCTTCATCACTGTAAGAGTTTTTGTTTTCATATCATCAGTGATTGCTATCTTAGTTTTTGTTGATGAAGGTTTATCAACATCACTATCACCACTCCATTCACTTCTTTTCTCTCTAACATCAGCCCAACAACGACTTGCTGTAATAGCAGTATCTTCGTCTACTATATCTTCAATAGGTTTAGATGCTTTAAGTGGTGCGATATAAGTATCGTAATCTGATTCTTCGCATCCACATACGGAAAATTTTATTTTAGAATCACGAAAAATCAAAGGAGAATTATTTCCATCACGAAATATTTCTGGTAAATCCTCTAAATCTGCAATAAAATATTTATTAGCCATTGTTAAAATTTTTTATATTTCTAGTAAGAAGGTGGAGTAACACCATATGTAGTTGGATTTATAAAACTACACGCATGTCCCATAGCAGCAGAGGACATTCCATTTTGTCCTTTAGGTTCCATAGTATTAGAACCCTGACTCCATGTATCTGATGTAAAACTCATTTTATATGAATTATTATTTTGAGCATTATTGTAATGTCCTAAACAATAACCTTTAAATGATCCTGATTGGAAATTTTCTTCACCAGAGCGTTCTACATTATATACACTGAGCTGAGCACCAGTATAATCATTATGTTTACAAATAGGTTCTCCACAGTTTCCTTGGTTTTTCATATAAAAATGACTCATATAACTTGAGTTTGCTTTACCCCATCCATCAGTTCCTGGTACTGTAACACCAGTAGGCCAACCAGTATTCCAAGTGTCAGTAGCAAAAGTGTAATAGTGTTTACTACTATCAATACTAGTCCATCCTCTCAATCTTCCTTGACAAGAAGAGGTGTAATGTCCACCAGTAGGTGAACTTGAAGCAGCACTACGAGTATGATTGTTAAAAGCAAATTTATCAACAGTACTATTAGCACCACCATTGGTGTAAATGTGTGCTCCTTCGTGCTCATAATCAATCATACATCCTAAATCTTCTTTATCAGAACCCATAGTATTAGGCATGGCAGTTCCAGATTCGTTGCTCAATTGCATTCTCCAAACATCATTATTATTTCCTTGGAAAGAAGAATCTAGACCAAATACGTACATATGAGTATCACTAGCACCACCGTCACCATAACACATAGCTTCACTCATTATGTTACCTAAGTTAACTGATGTATCGGTAGAATGAACAGTTCTATTTACATTTTTCCAAGGACTAGAATCTTTATAACCACCACATGTATATCCATGTGTGATAATTCTAGATCTTGCCCATGAACCAGCTCTATTTTTTCCAGAAGCATTACTACCTCTGGAGTTAGGCATGGCATGACCCATGATTGCTTGACCAGCTCTATGTTGTGACATATTCTATTCCTTATGTTGTATAGTAGTTGTAAGAAACATAGGTATTCCATCCACCGCCATCATCTTTAACTAATGTAAATGTATATACATCCCATGCGTTTGCAGTTCCAGTAGGAGCTCCAAATCCACCTAAGTATCTTTCAGTTTGATTATTACCATCAATTTGAACATTGTTTAAAGCATAAGCAGTACCACCATTTTTTGTGATAAGAGTAGCAGTTACAGACTCACCAGAAACAACCTTTGATGTTAAATTAGTACTGCCATCAAATCTGAAGTTAACTTGGAAATTGGAAGTAGCATCTCCACGGTAATGATATACTTGATAATTAGCAAGATCAAAGTTAAAGTTACCACTTATACCACTAGCAGAATCTTCAACAGATTCTTTTAGTTGTGCCTTAACAAATCCTGTTGTAACTGATAATCCACCAGCAGTAAGAGATCCAGGAATTGTAAGATTTCCAGATGTATCATACGTTGCTGTATTACCACCACCTGTTTTTAATGTGATGTTAGAGTTGTTTGCAACTGAAACTTCTGAGTTACCATGAACAATCTTGGTAGGATCTATAGAAATTGTTGCCCACTGAACTCCAGTAGCAGTGCTTTGTAAGTACTGACCACTAGTACCAGTACCACCACCAGCAGTTAGAGATCCAGATAATATTGCACCAGAAAGAGTTTTATTAGTTAAAGTCTGTGCAGTCTCAAGGTTAACGATATCACCAGATGATGTTCCACCAATTGTCTTACCAAGTACTTGACTACCACTTAAAACAGTACTACCGTTAATGTAAAGTACTTTACCAGATGGAAGATTAAGGTTATCACTAATATTCCATCTATCAGCAGAATTACTCCATGTAATAAACTGATCTGAACTTGCCTTCAATGTAATACCACCACCATCAGCAGTATCATCTGTAGGACCACCTGCACTGAATGTAGCACCAGTAGCAGATCCAGATCCACCGAATGATGAATCAAGTGTTACAGTAGTTCCACTTAAAGTAGTAACTTTAACAGTACCAGTAAGTGTTACGTTAGCACCACCACTTGATAATGCAACAACAACGCCTGGTGCAAGGTTACTTGTATCACTACAATTTGTAATCTGGTTAGAACCTTGTGTAATATTACCAGTGAAAGATCCAGCATCAACTGAACCAAGTTCAATGTTGCGATCCTTTGCTATAACAGCAACTGAATCCACAGTTGTTGTAGATCCTTGAACAGTCAAATCACCAGCAACAGTTAAGTTACCACTTACGTTACTAATGTTATCAACATATGTCTTAACCGCTTTCTGTGTAGGACATTTAACATCACTATTTTGTGAAAGAGTTCCGTCTGTTGAGAATTCATTAATAGAAGCACCTAACTGAGCACCGATAGAACCCAATCTCAAGGATGATAGACCAGTCAAGTCAAACGCAGAAGCGTCTAGAGTCGCCTTACCAGTCGCCTGTTCAACCTTAAAGAACTTACCAACCGCAAAGTTACCATCTTGGTCAGTAGAGACGTAGTAAACACGACCTGGACGAGACTCATCAATCTCTTGTGAAGGAACATTTACCTGATTAGGTAAGAATGGCCAGTTTGTTGATGCTCTATCTCCTGTACCAACGTCTAGGAAGTCATGTGCAGTTAGACGTACCTGTGAATACTTGTAACGAGTCTTGAATGATTGACCATCACCAGCACCAATTGTTTTCTCATCAGCAAATTGAAGGATTGTAATACCTGTTGCATCCGCAGCAGCAGAGGTAACCTTCATAAACTCATTATCAATCTTAACGTAGTCAGTGGCAGCAAAACCAATACCTGCAGCTGCAACACGAATAGTTGTTACAGAGTTATCAAAGTCTGCGATAACCTCATCCTGAGAAGCAACCTTTTGCTGTAGAATTGTAATTGTAGCACCCGATGTATGTCCTTGAGCACTTGTACCTTCCTGAGCACGATTCAATCTAACAGATGACGCTGTTGGGAATGATACAACCTCAAACATCTCATTACCAATGATGACGTTAGCACCAATAACCATTCCTGACACAGTATCAACTGTGACATCATGTGGAGATGAAGCACCTTGTGTAATGTTTGCTTGAATTGTTGCAGTTGTTCCTACATTATCCCACCAAGCAATTGTTGAAGTACCATTATGTGCAGCAGCACTACTACCTAATTGTGCTCTGGTTACTACTAAATTACCACGTCCGTCTGGACCAGCGTAACTAGAACTAGAGATAACGTATGATCCTGCATCATTGTTAGATCCATTGTCAACATACTCAACAGAACCACCTTGGTCTGGAGCAGATGATAGACCTTCAGTAACAACGAGGAATCCTAATTGACCTCTAACAGCATCTGTGTTATTAACAAGAGTTGCTGTAGCACCTGATGTAGCACCAGTAATTAGTTCACCCTGTTGGAATGTTCCTTTGATTGGAATATAGTAAATCTTTTGTGATGTAACTGATTGATCACTTCTTAGTTCACCAATAGCACCTGATGTGCCACCACTAATTCTTTCATTTGCTTGGAATGAACCACTAGAAGAACCTTGTGGATCAGTAGTAAGCATCTTACCAGCAACTGTACCATCAACTGTTGTCTCACCAGCGTCAAATCCTCTTGATAAGCAACCATATTTACCATAGGAAGAGTTACCAGATACAGCACGTATTCTAGCACCTCCAGTAGAGATGTAAGAGATGTGTGCATAATATGTGAAGGAGGACACAACCTCAGCAGCTGCTGTACCCTTACACCAGAACCCTACACCGCCTTCTAACACCTGTGTGAAGGCATCAAAGCACATTGACTTAAATGAAGGGGTTGGAGACCCGTCAAAGTGTGCGTGAGCGTCTCCATCAACCAATGCACCAATTGCAGCACCACCAATTGCAGAACAGTTCTGAATATAAGGTGATCTAGTAATTGGTGAAGCAGGGTCAAGTCTTATGTAAACACCCTTTGTAGTAGCAATTTCAATATTTTTATCATTAGAACCGTTAGGAACGAATCCTGTCATTCCTTCCATAACTAAATCTTTAACAATGTTATGTGTTGCGACATAAATCATTGTTGCTTCGCTGTTTATCTGATTAGTAACAGCTGAGATTGCTTTGTAACCATTTGTAGAAGTTACGTGACTCATGTTGCCATTGGTAATGGCAGTAGTAATGATTGTAGCAAATGTGTTAAGAGCAGCTGTCTGTGTAGCACACTTAGGACTGCTAGGATCATTTGTACCTCCAAACATTGTTTGGGTTTTTGTGTTACCAGCAGATTTAGTTACAGTGTTACTTTGAATTACTTCTGCACCAACTGTATCAAGATATCCAACAAGTACACCATCTTGTCCAGCATTTCCTGTGATAGCAGAACCACCAACATATGCAGTACCATAATCAAATACTTTATTGTTACCACCTGACTTCATGTTGTAAGCAAAGTCAGCAACAAGTGCTTGTAGACGTGACTTGACATTTGCTTCTATACCACTGACAGCACCGTTGTTTGCTACATGACGATGATATGCTTCATGAGCAAGGAATTCTGCGTTGCTTGTAAGTAAATCTGAAGCATCTCCATGTTTATTAGATAAAACATCAACATACTTGTCGCTAGTTGTCCATAGTCCACCCGATACCATAAGACCGATTACTTCTGTTTTAGCAGCATTAACATCTAAAACTTTAAGTGTTTTGGTTCCAGTATCATTCTCTACAACATCACCTCTTCTAAATGAAGTTAATGCAGAAACTGTTATTGTTATCTGATCTGAATTACCTGCAATTGGTTTAATAATTGTGTTTCTAATATTATCACCAATAAGAGAAACGAATGCAGGAATATGAATTGGAAGACTTTCTTCGTAAAGACCAGCTTTAACATATACACTAATTGGATTTGTAGCAGTTGGTTTTAAATTTCCAGTTAATCCAGTGATATAGTCCATTGCATAACGAACAGTTCTGAATGCTCTAGAAATTTGAAGACCATTATTAGTATCATCTCCAGTCTCAGCAACATAATAAACACTAGGTGTTGTATTGTTATTTTCCCATCTTGGAAGTAAAGGAGAACCACCAACTGTTAAAACTTGTCCGCTTGCAGCTGCTTGTTGAGCAGCAGTACCAGTTGATCCAGCTGGAAGTGCAATTCTGTTAATACCACCAGCAGCCTGATAAAGTAAGTCACCAGTTTCTTGAAGCACCTGTGCAGCAGCACCACCTTGTGCAATATAATTCCAGTAGTTACCGTTGGTATCTAACTCAGGAGCTTGTGCAGCACCAGTAGTTCCAGAAGTTATACAGATATATGTGTTTGAGTTTCTGTTAACAATGTCACCTTTTTGATACACTGTTGCAGAAGACCAAGCACCAGTCCACTTAAATCCTTCAACTAAAAGTTTCCAATATGCTGTTGATGTAGGAGCATTACCTGTTGTAGATGTTGTACAAACATAAGAATAACCACCAAATCTAACAACATCACCTGGAGCATATGCTGTTGAAGTTGCATAATCTCCTTGAGCAGAAAATCCAGTTGTAACAACAACCCAGTTAGTAGTATCTAAGTTAGGTGTTGATGTTTGACCAGTATGATTTGTTTTTGCAGAATAAGTATATCCTTTGAAAGTTACAATATCACCAATTTGATATGTTGTACTAGCAACCCAACTATCTTCAAATTTTAGACCCTCTAAGTAAGTAGCGAAATTAGTATCAGAAAAAGTAGCACCTGATGTATGTCCAGTAGTAACACGATATTGTGAATTACCATACTTAACAACATCGTTTATTTTATACCAAGTAGTTGCAGCCCAGTCTCCTTTACTAACAACACCTTCTGTGTGAAGTGACCAGTTGCTAAGATCAGAAGAATAAAATAAATTCTCATTTGCTGCTGATGTATGATTTGTTGTACATACATATGCATTTGCACCGTACTTGACGATATCGTCAATGACGAAAGCAGTGGAAGTAGTCCAATTACCCTTCCAATTAAACTTAAGTCTGCCGAGTCTAAAATCTGCCATTTGTAAAAATCCTACTTAGGTCCGTTAGTTGTGTGATCATATGCTTTATTTAGTCTTGCGACTAAGTAACCCT